AAGGGCAGGTTGTTGCTGCGCTTGATCTGGATGCCAGCGATCTCATAGAGACCTTCGCCGCTGTTCAGGTTGCCCTGGGTAGCGCCGTAGTCACGGTTGAGGATGTTGCTGTCAACCTGGCTGATCAGGGCGTAGTACTGACGGGGGGCCAGCACAGCGAAGCGACCCTGACGGGGCACGTTCTTTTCGTCCAGGATCGAAGCAGCCTCGAAGAAGCCGTCAACCAGTGCCTGGGCGTCATACTGCTTGCCGGTGCCCAGCTTGATGATCGAACCGCCGGGCTCAGGGCCAGGGGCGGCAGTGATCGGATGAGCTTCACGAGCAGCTTTAGCGATCTGACGGAAGATCTTCTTGTCGTAAGCTTCAGCCAGAGCGTGGCCGATCTTCTTGGAGATCTCGCCGCGCAGGGAGTAGTGAGCCAGCGTCTCGTCCAGGTCGTACACGAAGGCAGAGCTGACGAGCAGGTCGTCACAAACGATGGTCTTCTCGGCCACCGGGGGATCACCAGAACCAAGGATAGGGGTTCCGGGAGTGTGATACCCAGCGGTCATACGACCGGTGAAAATGAACTGCAGGGACTTGCCGTTCTTCAGGGTACGGCGCTGCACAGTTTCGCGAGCGATACAGGCAGACTCGTAAGCTTTGAACAGTTCACCACTGAACAGCTTCAGATAAGTTGCATACTTAGTATCGTATGCATTAGTGCCGGCAGTGCTAGAGACTGCCTTATTAAGCGTACCGAGTACGGATTGAGTGGCGTTAGCCATTGTAAGAAAGAGAGAAAGTAATTGGACTTGCTCTCAGATCTGAGAATTTTGTTCGCGATTTATTAAACGGGTTGTCGTCTCTCCGACTGTCAATGACTACCGGGTGTCCTCCGTAGAGGGCCAATAGCCAATAAGAGTCAGGTCCTACTCTGAGGTGCCTGACTCCCGTTACTTACCGCCCACACCAAAAGCATCAGGTGTGAACATCGCCGTTATAAAGCCACGGTCGCGGGCATTGGGTCAGCAGCCTTTCTTACCGCCGCCGCCCTTTCCACCTTTACCTTTCATTGTCAAGGCCAGGTGGTGGGAGCAATATCCAGAGTACCAGGCTTGCAAACTTTACCTTTGGGGGAAAGTTCAGTCAGCGTAGTACCAGGATAGGGGTAAGCAAAAGCACGATCACTGCTGGTCTTGGTGGTATAAAGGACAGCAGAGACCGAAGAGTTAGCTGGATCAAAAGGAGTAGCGCGTGCCATTAGTTCATACGGGTTAGGGTGACTTCTCCCACTCCCTCGCTGTATACACCAATCTTCTTAGCAGCTGCTTTGCTTAGATCGATAGAACGGCTGTGAACAAAAGGTCCACGGTCATTGATCCTCACGATGGCGCAGCGGCCAGTACGCTTACTGCAGACCCTTACCTTAGTTCCAAATGGAAGGCTTGGGTGAGCAGCAGTCATCGCATTCATGTTGTATGTTTCACCACTGGCAGTAGCTCTCCCGTGATAGGGATTGCCATACCAAGAGGCAAGTGCAGCAAGGGTAAGTGTCAGAATAGGCATGAGTTCATTGCAAAGGACTTTTATATTGCTTACTCTTCCATCACCTGTGTAACTTAGAACTGAAGATTAGAGCGCTCCAGTTTGTCGTAGACATCCTGACGATATGCAGGATCATTGTCATAGCGAGGATCACTCATCGCCCGTACAACTTCAGCTTGACTACGGAAGGCGTCACGCGATTGTGCAGGCTTCCCTTGAATCATGTTGCCTTCGTAACCCATAGCATCCGTGTAGCGATAATAAAGTGCTTGCAACGCAAGACCAATAGAACCCATGTTGCCTGATTCAATAACAGAATCAAACGCTTGGATTTCTGCAGGAGAGAAGTTGTCAGCAGCCCAACCAACGAGTTGTTGGTAAGCAGCTTCACCACCTACTGCATTTTGAATTTGATTGACTTCCTGAGGAGACAGGTCAACGGATTGACTTGTCTGTTCTTCCTGTTCAGGTAGTTGACCTTGCAGTCGGATGTAAGCGTTGACCAGTTCAGTCGACGACATCTGAGAGAATGCTTCGAGTGTCTCAGCACTGAGTTCACCATTTTGGGAGAACTCTTCGCTGGCATCGAACAAGAAGTCAACATAAGGATCTTCCTCAGTGACCTCCTCCTCATCTGTCACCTCTTCACTGTCATCACTTACTTCATCCTCTGATTGATCCCGAGAACCAAGCTTACGTTGAAGTTCAATGTAAGCCTGCTCAAGCTCTTCAGCAGACTGATATTTGCCAGCAAGCAGTGCCTGTTGTTCTTGCTCTAGTTGATCACCAATAGCATACGCTTCGGCGTCACGAGCTTCATCAGCAGCGATAGTATCAGGATCGCCACTGGGATCATACGTCAGATTGATAGCCATAATTAGTAGTAGTTTTCAAGCCGCCAAGACCAACACGCTCCACCCGATTGGGAACACCAATGGTTGCTTTACCAACCTTGGGTTTCGGAGCATATTTGTTGGTATCGAAAGAAGTGGGTGTAGCAATCTCAGGCCCCTTAGGGCTGGGCTCCGGGTTGTCCACCTGGGGCTTGCTGTGAGGGATCCGCTTGGGGCGGGACGGCTTCGTATCCAAGGGCATTGTTAATTACGTCTGGGGCGTTAGGGTTCTTTGTTGGATCAGCAATAGGTGCAGACAACATTTGACCAGCTTGTTTGGTAAGTTCCATACCTTGCTGCATCTGCATGTTCTGCTGCATCTCTTGCTGTTGTTGATCCATCGACTTAACAAGGTTGAGTACATCAATACCTTGTGCAGCAGCGAGGCGTTTGATGGCTTCATCAGGATTGATGAACTTCATCAACGCTTCAGGGCCAAGTGCCTGGGCAATCGTGGCGATGAAGGTCGTGAGAGATTCACGATCCTGACCACGACCAAGGGCATTGATACCAGCCACGATGGTTGGCTGCACCAGATCCTTGGGAATCCTTGGCAGCTCACCACTACGTTGAAGAACCAACAACTTACGGTTCAGATAGGGAACAAGGAATTCAACAGTCAACAGGGAGAACAATCCACCCAGCTGCTGCTCAAGTTCCATTTGTGTGAGGCGGACCTCTTCAGCAGTGGTGCGTTCGCTTTGACGAACCGTCATCACCAGGAAAGCTTCACTGATCCTCCGCTCCAGCGTTGCTGACATTTCAGCAGCTGTACGGAAGTCAGCAGTCTTGCCAACCTGAATCACACCAATGTCATCAGGCCTTCCTTGAACGATGGCACCGTTGCCTGCCTGGGCGATGGTCTGGGGTTTGGTAGTACTGGAGGGTGATACCACGAAGACCACCTTTGCAGCTGCTGCAGAGCCTTCTACGAGGGCCTGAGCGAGTGCTTCAAGGGAACGGATATCACCAAGGAACTCCTCGACGCGACCACGTCCGTAGTTCTCACCGTCAACAGTGTTGAACCTGAGGACCAACCACGGGGAAGCATCTTTGGGAGACTTACCTTCCGTGCCAGGGATGCGCTTGTCAAACGCTTCTTGATGCCACACCCAGCGGTTGTTATCAAGACGTACATGTGTGTACACCTCGACATCACCATCGTTCGTGGTGCCATTACCTCCTACATCACCAGGGTGATTAGGACGGGACTCCATTTCCGTGAAGTTACTGGGAAGGAGTTTCTTGTTAATCAGTTCTTTGGTAACGATCTCAATGACGTTGCCGTTGCCATCTCGTTCAACGACGTACCGGTTCAGTGGATAGTGTTTGAGACCTTCCTTACCCATGTACAGCAAAGCATTGCCACCAACCACAAGGTGCTTGATAGCTTGGTGAACAGTAACCCGATCACTAGAAGCAGCAATCGAATCCATCACCATCCGCTCAAGCTTGGCAAAGCTCAAGTCAAGTTCAGATCGGATTTCTGCAGGCAACTGAGTGCCAAGCTTGTCATCACGAACTTGAAGCTTGAAGAACGTGGTCTGCGGAGGAAGTAGTGCCAGCATCAACTTAGATGCCAGAGTCACCACTGCCTTAGCTCCCACGGATTGCCAAGGAGTTGGAAGTTTCTGCCAGGATGTACGACCCTCATCATTCTGGATGAGGTACGGAAGGGTTAGCCTAGAGCATTGAACAGCTACATCGAGAAACTGAGCACGGTTCCTAGTCAGGTGATCGTACCTAGTTCTTGCGTCCATTTAAGTTAACCAATATTGAGTCCCCCACCACCGGATCCACCAGTGTTGAGAGGAATACGAAGTGAAGCAATACCCTTGTTAGTCTTAAGAGTTGACTTGCGCTTGCTGCTAGCAGTCCTTACACCAGCAGTGTCATCCAAAGTACTTTTGGTAGACACAGGAGCAGGGGTGTACTCCTGAGGCTTGGGAGCCGGGGGGATCATTGCCAGCATGTCACGGTAGGCCTGTTCTTGACGGCCCATAGCTGCAGCAGCATCACGCTTTGCTTGTTCTTGTGCGTGATGTGCATTACGCTTTGAATTACCTGCACACATAATTAGTTACCTGACGATTTAAGTGGGATTCGCAACCTTTGAGTTCCCGTGTTCATTCGACGGGCAGACTGACCACTTGACATGGCAGTGTTTACAGAGCCATCAGAACCTGATGTCCGATATGAATCAGTACTACCTGGAGTAGAGGCACCTGATGGCTGCGAAGAAGGTAGCTCTGAAGTTGTATTAGATAAACCCTTTTTTTCTGCCATTATTTGAGCAAGGCCGGCAGCCATCATGCACATTTTTAATTGTCCTCATCAGTAAGACGATTAGCAATCCACTCAACAACCGACCGCTGTCCACTCTTGAACATGATCATGTTGATTGGATCATTTGGTTGTGACAGAAACTGAGGGAAGTTATCCTCCAGTTCTGCCAACAACGATTGAACAGTAAGCCCAAGATTAAGCGTACTGTGGGAGGTTTGGATTTGCATGTTCAAAGAACGCTGGCATCCGTGCTCGCTGTGTCTCAAGAAGACCTTCGGCCTTACCTGAGTACATCAACGAATCGCTTTGATCCAGCCAAAATTTTTGGTCTAAATATTTAGAGGTAGCTTTGCTGGTCAACGGCTGCATTACCCATGCAATGGTTGCCTTACGCAAGCGATCCAAAGAGGGACTGACAGTGAGGCCAAGCTCACGACACACCAAGCTATTGGCGGCAACATGTACCTGTTCATCACGAGAGATATCGGCACTTACTGTCCTGAGACCCGCGTCACCGTTAAAGCGGAAAAAGGGGAGGAGAACGAAGAAAATTGCACGTTCGGCCACCATCGCTTTGAGGACCGTGTGATCTGGATGTGCAACCCAGGCATCTCGGATCCTCTTGGCTTCCGCTTCAGCTTTCTCATCAACGCCGATAGCGTTGGCGATATAACCCAAAGCGAGGTCGTGGTTCTCCTCATCCCTGACGTTGGATTGTAAAAGATCTCTAGCTGCTTCAGGAATCTCATGTTGAAGGGCATCGTTGATAAAGTCGCCAACAGGTAGTTCCATATGACGCATAGCCAAAGCACGGAAGATCGTCTCCTCCGCACCTTCCTTTAGTTGGCCAGCTGTGGTTTGTACCGGTGACCACGTCCGTTTACGTGTAAATAGTTTCTGATAGGGGTTCATTCGCCGCAATTACAATCGGGAGCTGGATCATTAAGAAGCGACTCCAAGTAATCAGCAACGTCAGACTCATCAAGTGCAGCGTATGCATCACTCTTGTCCTGAACATCGCCCATCACTTGAAGCGAATAGTAAAGGGAGGTCTGCGGAGATTGCAGCCACTCTTCAATAAACGCTTCGTCATAGGTGATCACATCGGACCACGAGTTGAAGCTGTAACCGTGAAGAAGTCCCGTTTTATCGAGCATCGAGATGATGCCATTGACAACATTGAAATATGCATCCCAGCCAACTTCAGACGCGATCTCAACAGGACCGTAGTCAAAGCTCTGGACACCAAACGTACCGCTGTCACGGTCTACCTGGCGGGCAATAGGAGGTG